ATACACCTTCTATATCAACATAGGATCCAAAAAATCCACTGCTCATATAATGCTCTACCCCGTCCGCATCATTAGGCGGTACGGGGGAAACGGCATCTTTAGGTAATGTGTCAGTGTCCTCTATAGAGAACCCAAATAATTTTGCCATAATTTAGAACTGAGTCTAATTAACTAATACTATTTAGTTAGGTTAAATTAACCAGAAACAGGGCTATTAGTTTCACTACCTGGATTATATATCTCAATATTATTAACTGCGAACTCTACATCGAATTCTTCAATCGCATCACCACTATCGTATGAAAGGGCAATGTCACCAACAGTAACAGGGAAAATATCAATAAACTTATATTGCTTTAATACACCTACACTTTCACCATCACCTTTTTGTCTGCTGTATTGGAATACATCAGCACTAGACATATAATTTGTAGGAGCAATTTGTCCTTGGTTAGTTGCAAGATCTACAATAGATTGTGACCATGCTTCCATTGCATTTCTTATTGCAAAGTTTTCATCATTAATAACTGTTATAGTCCAGTTATCAATTGTTCTGTCACCAGCAACTTTAAATGTACGACCTCTAAATGGAACATCAATTGATGCTACATTTGAAGCAGGTAAATTTGCTGCCTTGCACATAAATGCAAGGTTTTCTGCTGGTACTCCACCCATAAACTCTGTCAAGTTTGAAGCATCCATTCTTACCTCAAACAGATTAGGTCTTACACCACCGCCACCAAGGGCAGTTTTAAATTGTGAGATTGTTCTTAACGGCATTTTAGGTAATCCTCCTGTGTGTTATTTAGATTGTTAAGTTAAACTCTACCAGCTACTTCTTCAAAGCTAATACCAGTACGGGTAGCAACGAAGGTTAGTGTTACGTAGTTGATTGACTTGGTAGGCTTCAGGAAGATGTCCGCACGGAACTCATTATTGTCTATAACATCAGG